TTCCGAGTTGGTCCGTATCGTCCCAAGTGGCAAAGAAAGCCTGTTGGTCAATTCCATTCGCGTCATCATCGTCAATGTAAATTTTCGTAATGCTGGCGAAGGTTTCACTATCGAAGTGGAAGTAGCCGGGATTGGGAGCAGTGTCGGTATAAACGGTTTCAAATCTAAATGGTACTCCCCCTCGGTACCCACTTGAGCCCGTATCTCCTGTTGCGCCGGTTGCGCCGGTTGCGCCGGTTGGTCCGGTGGGTCCCGTAGGACCTGTGGGGCCCGTGGGTCCTGTCGGGCCGGTGTCCCCGGTTGCTCCTGTTGTACCCGTCGGACCTGTGGCTCCTGTGGCACCTGTCGGTCCTGTTGGACCTGTTGGACCGGTGGGCCCCGTTGGGCCAGTAGGGCCTGCTGGACCCACGGGTCCGCTCGCGCTATTCTGATAAGCAACCCAAGTGTCCGTTCCATATTTTCGGATATAGGATTTCTCATATTGACCGAGGCTCTTACTATCAGCATCACCATTGAGAGTTACACCACTATCCCCCTCAATGGTGACTTCTCCACTCCCCATATTGAGTATTCTTAATTCGGTGTTATCCACAGGGTAGGGAACAGAAGCGTTAGTGGGAATGGTAATGGTGATTGCGCCGGAATCGTTGCAGAGAATCAGTTGCCCTTCGTGAATTCGTGTGAGTGTAGTGCTGGCCGTAATCTCAGTCGAGTTAGGTCGTATGTCTAATGCCACGCCTCCATCCACATAATCGGCCGGTCCTGTACCCCCGGTATTTCGCCCGGAGAAAATCGCACCCGATTCTTGGTCAATGTACATCTGCGAGTCATAGGGAGATACTGTAATACGGTTCGTGGTGGTATCAACCACAATCATGTTTTTATTATTGGTCAGCGCCATTATCGCTTCCCTCCATAGTATTCAACCCCATGTCCCTCTGTGATTAACTGCTCCGCCACATTGTACTTTACTCCTTCCTCTTCAACCATGAGAACACCAAGACACCTTCCGAATTTATCCACACCAAGCGATTTCACAGTCACATGGTCTGCATCCGATAGAATCTCCTTCATACGAGCGGAAGCGGCTTTTCCACGAGCCTTTTCCTCTAAATCTCTCGTCCTAACTTCGGGGGTATCTATTCCATACACTCTAACACGAACATTAATGTGTACCTTGAATCCCAAATCAATGCGAGCATCCACCGTATCACCATCAACCACGCGATTAATCCTAATTTGGTACTCCCACATCATCCCACCTGCACATTATACCAATCCGTACCTCTATAATAGTTGTCGTCTAATTCAAAGGTCGAGAATATGTCGTATCTTCCTTCCTGTACTCCTTCGATAGTGAGATTCACATAGTCCCAATCTTGGAAGGTAGTTTCATAGGTCATCATTTCTTGAATACCAGCCCACTCTCCGGTTTCATTGGTGGTAGTATTGTTGTAGTAAAAGGTCCAAATCACAGTGAGATTATGGGGAGTGCTACAAGTTAAGTCAGCATCCCAAGTTAGGGTCATGTTATCGGCTTGGTCATCATAGGTCCAAAAGGCATCCCACATCTCAGCGCGACAACCGCAATCTGTATGAACCGTTGCATCATATTCACACGAGCCATCGTCTTCTTCGGCCCACTCATCATAGTTTGAAGCGTTCTCATCTGTGCAACCGTAGGAGGTTTGATTCCCTGCATATTCACAGGAGCCATCATCTTCCTCCGCGGATTCATTGTAGTTGTCTGCGTTTGGGTCGGTGCATCCTTCGGGGGCTCTAATCACAGTATTATTTTCTTCTTCGGCCTCTTCCTCGGGCTCGTCGCTCCCATCTCGACAATTCTTGTAGCCGTCATTCACTAATGAGGCTTGAATAGTGCTACCATCCCCACACTCAAAGTCAGATTCATATTCCCAATTGGCATCTGTTATCCACTCATCGTCACCCGCACCATAAGGGGTAATATCGAGAATACCCAACATTTCCACTGCTGGCATCAGTATAGCGATAATGGACCCTATCGTAATAATCAGTTGGCGTAATTCTGTGGCCCGTTCATTGATTACCTCAATTATTGACTCCGCTTCCTCTTGACTCAACATATTCACCTATCCTAACTGCATATCAGATTTCCCATGTGGATTGTTACATCTTGGTCATTCAACAATGACCCGATATCGAGTAATCCACAACCCGAACCGCTGGAACCTTCCCCCCATTCGGGAAGACTACTACTATTGACTGTTAACACTTGTCCCTCAGACCCAATTGAGAGTTTCTGCAACGCATCATGGCCGTCCCCGTAAAGCAGACTCGCTTTATCCACGAATTCTTGTCCTGTCCCTCCCGAGGGTACCCCCGCTTTGGGATGGGTGCCTCTCGCTCGGTATATCCCATCAGCGATTTGTTGATAATTCCAATCTCCGTTTATATCCGGGCGCTCTATGGTATGAATTTCTGCTGATGATGTACTACCATACACAGCGGCCGCATACAGTTTTCCATCAATTCTCAATGAATTACACGCAATTACCATTCCATCTTTGAGATAGAAGGCGAAATTTTCCTGTGGGCCCGGAGAGATAACGAGATTGTGATAGGAGGCATTGAATTTATTGTCGGACCCTCCATAATGTGCCTCCCCATTGGCGGGAAAATATGTAACACTGAGGACAGGTATTAATTCAAGGGTGGAATAGCCCCAATCGAAGGTATCACTGCTCAAAGTTAGTGTCCCAGCAATTTCATACCATGTGTTGAAGTCTAAGAATGACTTTGTATCGGGAGATACTGTAACATTGGAAGTGATTGAGAAATCACGAAAACGAACCTTCGGGTAGTTAGTGTCGTGAGTCCTGCTTTCAATCTTGGTTGCATCATAGGTACCATAGAAAAATGTAGGAGAAAGCGTCGCAGTACCGCTTGAGGGATTCACAATTGAAATATCGGGATAAACACCATTCACGAAGACCAATTTGGCAGAGGGTTGTGGTGTGTATTCAAATACGAAGCGGCCTCGTTCTGTAAGGTCATTAACTTGACTGTTATCCTCGGGACTAATCGTGGTCCCCCCAAATATTCCGCTCTCATTTTGGGAATTATCTAACTCTGTATCGCCATCGTCACCCCCCACGAATTTCACATAGTATGAAAGGGAGCCATTCGTACCGTCGGATAACTTATCCGTGAAGGGAGCCGTACCCGTGAAGGATATTTTCGCCCCCTCGTCGGTTGCTCTCAACCATCCTGCCTTCTTTGCAGTTAACCCACCGGCCGTCAATGTTAGAATGGTGCTGGCCCCGAAATTCACCTCTTCTCCGAAGTCATCTTCAACGGTCATACTCAACCAAGAGATTGATTGAACGGTAGCCAATTCAAGGTCGCAGTCCCTATCCCCAGCAGATGAAGAGTCGAAAATTACATCATCAGAAGAGGTTGGTACTCCCCCATCCCAATTTCCGGCGGTATCGGGGTCCGTACTGATAGAACCATTCCAATATATTGTTGCCATACTATCTCACTCAATTCGTGTCTGTGTCTAACGAACCGGCAAGTTGACTTCCGCTTGGCGTCGCGCCCACTCTCGATGGGGTAGCCTTGACCTTGAAAGCCGTCCCGCCCTTTTCCGCTATTTCATCAAGAACCCTATCTGCGGCTTCTTGAAACGACAATAATTGCCGTTGATATCTTATATCCTGTACCCCCTGTTCCTTCTCGGGTACCCAAGTTGGAATTGTATCTATCAACACTCGCAGACAATCCACACAGACCATAAACTTGACTGCGTTATCAACGAGAGCATCGGAGGGCGCATTCGTCGCTGTTACTCCGACATAATCAGCCTGTCGCTTTATCTTGGCGATTTCAGCCTCTCTTATTGTAACATATTCGCTGATAGTGCCCTCATTAAGACCTCGCGGTCTATTGAGCATATCACGAATCTGAGTTGTCGTTACTGCCATTTCCCCAACGCTCCGCGTAGTCTATGGGAACATCAACGAGGGTTGCGTCTTTTGAAGGTTTGGCTGTACGGCCCACTACAAGAACGAGCCTTGAACCCACTATTTTCTGTGCCATATCGCTGTTAGGAATCCAATACATCTCTCCTTTACTTGGTAGTAACGAGATAGGATGCTCGGGGAGCCGAGAAGAAGCGCGAAGTAATCTAACAAGCCAGCCATCCCCCGGAATCCAATGATTGAGTCTATGTTCCATCTCTGATATTGTCGCCGACGAAGGGACGGGAATGCCCGACCTCTTAAGTTTAGAGACTATTGAAGATTTGGTAGGCTTGCTCATCTAATCACTCGACTCACGGGTTAGCGTAGCCGAGGACATAAACGAGCAACGAGGGAATATCGGAGCCCCCACCGTCAGTTACCGTCACCTTCAAAGTACCCCCGGCGGAAAACTGATAGACTGCATCATTGATTTCACCGATTCTAACAATGTCGGTATCACCAGCAGATGCAATAGAAACTGCGTCGCTTATTGCGGTCGTATCATTGAAGAGTTGATAAGTGTCGCTCGTGGTTCCTGCGCCTCCGGTGAGGACAGCCCAACAGTCAACAACGCTAAAGGCTCTATCGAGTGTGATTGTGAGACTACCGGTAGCCCCAGCAACAGTCGTCATCTTATAGAGAAGGGGGATTGCTCCACCGGTGCCGCCGTCGTCAGTGAGCGCGGTATATGTTCCACGGGTGAAATTCTGTAATTTCCTGTTCTGAGTTAGCGACATTGTTTCATCTCCTATTCAATTCAGTAATCACGAGCGTACACCGGTTATCTTCACGATGCGGTTATTAGTACCTGCACTCGCTCCGTCCTGCATCTCATGGATAACTGAACCGAAGTAGGAGGTCAGAAGCCAATCCCAACCCACACCCGGTAGTCGAGTTAATTCCGTTTCTTGGAAGCCGGGGCCGTTATACTGGAAAAACTCGGCAGTTTCCGAACCCGGGATTAGAAGCAGTGCATCGTCACCGAGCGCATTTCCGCTCCCGTAGTCGCGGGTGTAGTAAATCGTTAGGCTTGCCACGCGGCCCAAGTGGGCTTGTAGCGACTCAACCACATTTCCGAAGAGTTGGGTGTTGAGCATGGCGCTTCTCTTGTCTGCCGGGAGGATTAGAGCCAATGGCTCGTCGCCCGACACACGAGCGTTAGCGAAGATTAGGTCCATAGACACGAGAATGTCGTTTTCCTCATCAGCAGTGGCAGAGCCCCAAATCGCGGCGGCGGCCTGTGTTTGCCCTGCGCCTGCGTAGAGGTCTGTTAGAATCTTGTTGTCGATTGAGTCAGCGCGAGCGCGTATGACTCCCATCTGCTGTCGGTCAATGTTCTCCCACGACTCGCCGCGTAGGCGGACTGAATCGAGGAAGGTCACGCGGCCCTGTCCCTTGTTGAGTTTGGTGGTGTAACTCTCCGTACCAATCTTAGTCGGGTCAACGATGGCGTTATCATCGAGGGGGTATGAGAAAGAGCCTTGAACGCCGGTGTACCACTTGAAGTCGAGCCACGGTACAGTGCGAGTACCGATAACCTTCGTTCCAATGGCAATCGTCGTAGATTGTAGTTGGATGAAGTCACGGAGGGTCTGCTCCAATACCGCATCACCGGTCGAGAAGGGGCCAGCGGCCGCCTCCACATTGAGAATCTGTTCCAAAGTTTGTTGTGCCATTCATCATCACCTCAAGCAATCTCTGCTCCTGCCGTAGCAACGGGAATCATTGTTCCCTCGGTAGCGGTGGAATCACCGGCTCCGTTATCCACGAGTGCATCCGTGGTCTGTCCCTCGCCCACATATAGGCCGAGTTTCTTGTTGGAGCCAGCGGTTGCGGTTGCCAGTCCCGAAGCACCGACATAGACTGTGAGCCCTGTGGTGTAGGTTACTGCGGCCTCAGACTGAACCATCAGCATTCCGCCGAGTGGATAATAGGAAACTGTGGCGCCTGCGGCGGTTTGTAGTACCTTAGCGGCTGTACGGCTTGAATCTCCGGCGCTGATACCAAGACCAATCTCAGTTACGGCTGAAAGGTCCAGCGTGTTATTTGTGGAATCCATAGTCATAATCTTCCCGGGTCCATATACGACGGTTCCCGTCTTGAGGGTTGCGTTGCGTGGGTCTGCTCCTTCTCCGTATGCCATCTCAAATCAACTCCTTCGTTTCTGCATACATCGGGGCTCGCATCGTGGACTTCTCTTCGTGTGCGAGAGTACCATTCCATGCCTTAGCCCATGCGTTCCAGCATCTTTCGTAGATTTCCTCGTCGGACTCGACAAGTTTTCCATTTAGGAAATTGGCGACAACAGCGCGTGGTGCCTCAGTATCCTCAGAAGCCTCAACGACAGTGGTTGACTCTTCAACGGGCTTCAATTCAACAGGCTCCGGTTCGGGGTGTGCCTCTCTCCATGATGCAATTAGAGTAGTGAGGGTATCGGTGGAAAGGTCATCGTGACCGGACATTCCGAGTGTGGTAGCCTCATCAACGAGATTCTGCCTGTCTTCCTCGACTCGTGCATTCTCGGTGTCTTCATATTCCTGCACCCGTGCCTTAGATAGAATCAATTCTGCCTGTATGGCCTCAATTTCCTCTCTGTGAGCCTCATTTTGGCTCTCAGTGTCGGTAATATTGTCTTCGCTCATAGGAGTCCCTTCCGGTTCGTTAGCCACAGCAGGAATCGAATGACCTATAAATGTAGCGTCTTGTTTTGCCGCTTTCGGTTGCTCTTCTGCTAAGAGGACTTTGCGGACTGTTTCTATGTTCGCCCGCGAGTAGGCCGGTTTATGCACAATAGCCATGTGGTCGAATGAGAAATCCTCTCCAAAGGTTATCCCATCGTCGGAGGTTTCAACGGGAATGCCCGAGCCTCCGATGGAAACGCCGTAGTCCTCACGGGACCATAGACCCGATTCAAGGGACTCAAACAATTCATCTCTGACTATTTTCGCCACATACCGTACTTCCCAGCCTCCACCGAGAACATCATAGAGGTTTGCTTGTGTGATGTAACCAACGGGTGCCTGTTCTACACCACCATCCATATTTCTGCTAAATCCAACCCCTTGTTCCGTGGCGTCGGGATGATTGAGGGTTATGTCTGACCCAATCATCTGCTGTATAACTGCTAATGCGCCCTCGCGTGTGAGGGACCAATTGTTTTTATTCATCCCCTCATGGAATGCTACCCCTGTAATTTCAATGTGGTAGTTTTTCTCACCGGCGACAACCTTGAAGTCTGCAATATCCATCTCGATAGTAACAGCGACGGGTACACAAGTGGTTCCAGCATCGTTAGTTTTGAACCCATCATTACAGTTTGGGGGGTAGCCAGCATCGGTGTCTGCTTCTGCTTCCTTTTTGGGAGGCTCGCCAGCGAGTCTGCCGGTTGACCCAAAATCTCCTTCCCCACTACAACATGAGCCCCCGCATTCGCACGACATTGTTAACCCCGAGGATTCAAGCGACTTATCAACCTCTGCTTTTGGGGGGTTTGTGAAATACTTATTGCATACTGCATATCGTTGCTTCTCATCGGGAAACTCACTATTCATCTCTCCGTCGCCCATACAGCGAGAAACGAAGGCATCCTTACTCTCTCCCTCTCTCGGACTCGGCATTGGCTACGCTCCTATAATCTACCCAAAACTTGAGTGTTGCATAAATCATTACTCCGACAAGCAGTAATGGGATGAGGACTTCGGGTGTGGCTAACAGGGCGATATAATCGGTTCCTGTTAAGTCGAAACATATTGGTTCCTTGAATTCTCCGCCGTTTTGACTCTCGGTGTAACAAATCAACAAATCGTTACCATTTAACAGCCACTCAAACCCATTTTCTAACGAATATCCCATGCCGTATTATAGAGGGCAGTAGTGATTGGTCAAGGTTTTCCACGACTGTTTTTATTAAATCAACCCCAATGGGACGCCCAACCGTTGTTACCGAACATACATTGGCATTGAACACACCACAAATTCGGTGGGCCTTTTTTGAAGTCGCAACAGGGCTTCATATCAGTTACCCACGCTTTTTCCCGGCTGACTATTCTCGCGGGGCAATTCGTTATCGGGGTACCCTTCTCCACCTTCGGGTATCTCTTCATTATCGCTAACTCGGTCTTCTCCGCCCTCTTTGGCCGGTGGAAGGTTCAATTCTTCCAATGCTTGATTGAGAGTCATAATACCGCTCGTATATCCGAGTGATACCCGTTGCATGAGATTGAGCGGGCTTTCTGTATCCATCGTATCGAAAATCAGTGTTGGAAGGTCTTGTTTGCGGTGTGGAATACCTAAAAGGTCTAAATGTAGCGAAAAGAGATTCGTGCAGGCATCATGCAGTATTCGGTGCATTCTACTGATGGCTTGAACGGCCCATAGGTTCGCATTAAAGGTAGCGGCGAAAGTCGAGCCCCGCTCCTGCCCGGAGGCAACCCTCGGTACTTGAAGGACGGCGGCTATGTCGGAATTGACCGCATCAAGGAATCCCATACTATCCGGCATCGTATTCTCTAAGTCAACATGATGAAGGGACACATAATGCGGAAGGACGGGAATTTGGTCGCCTCTCAATCCTTCAAACAGCGTAATGACCTCATCAATGATATAGACGAGCCTTTCGTGTTGTTCTGCCGGGTCTTGGATATGTTCGATGGCTGATTGGTCAATTGTGATGTACTGCTTAGTCATAGCGTCTTCAAGCGACAATCTGTTATTCATCGTGTTGTATTTCATCCTAATTGCTTGTTTGAGCGAGGTGAAGCGAGAAGCGCCCCAAATTCCGTAGGAAGTGCGACCCTTGTTATCCACGAACCAATTAGACCGGTAATCAATCTTGATATGCAACATCTCGTCGGCTGGAAACTCTTGAACCTCAGTTGTGCCTTCTCGGAGAACATAGTTGGTGGGTTTCACGATTGGATTATTTTCACCTGCTCCAAACATCGAATCTAAGACTCCGCGCCTATCAATTATTGTGACCTGCTTTACGGGGAGCGAAATTAGGGAGGTTACTCCCTCCCCTTCCTTTCCGACGATTTTGTTAATGTCGTTACCGTACACCATCAAGCCACGCATGGCATTGATTAGAAAATCGTCAAAGTCGAGGTTCGATTCAACCAATTCTCGTATTTCATCCCGTATGCGAGCATTTTTCCCGCGAGAGTAGTTAATGGAGTAATTATTTGCCGTTAGGGACACTGCTCGGACTGCACCGTTCAATTCGGGGTCCAATTTCAGCATACTGTCGTACAAGTCGAATTCGTTATCGAATTTGCTGTCGCTTCTAAGCCTCTCAGTATCCCTCACAATATCGGGTATTCCAGCCACAGCGCGAAATGGCCTATTCGTGGGTTCACGCTCTATTACCTGCTCTTTCTTCGCCTTTTTTACGCTTCGCCACGGAAATATGTTGAAACGACGCCTCTCGGCCATGATACTCCTAATTTTCCGATGATTCATAAACATTCGCCCGTTTTTGTTAATTTATTCCATATTTTCGGTGTTTCAGAAAATAATTTAATCGAGGCACTGAAAGCCTGTTCTCAATATTTTCAATTCCTTCAAAGGTATGGAGATTTAGGAAACCTTATCCAAACATACCTTTGAAGGAATTCAAGAATTGAAAAAACCGAGATACTGCGAGCCGATAATTCCTTCGGTGGTCATCTAAATGAACGAAAAGAACGAACGGTTAAGTATCATAGGACTCCCCCTCGGGATAATGGCGCAAAGGTTCGTTGGGGGCAACGACATTATAGAGCAGTATGCCTCAAAGGGATTCATTTCCGCTATGGACTTTGCCCGATACCTTCACTCGATAGAGCCTTCTCGCTCTGTGCAGGCTTGGAGAATGGCCGTTATCCGATGGGCGAAACTCGATGAAAGCAATACCTATCGAAAAGGAGTGGGTGAGTATGTTGAGCCCAAAGAAAATTTGAGAGTTACTCACGCTCGGATTTACTACGACAAGGGAGCAGACATTTATCTGACTTGGATTGAGTCTATGAACGACCTTCTTCAAGTCGAAGGTGAAAAACACCGTGATATGCGTCGAGCATATTCCTCCGTATCGGGTGGAATGACTTCTGACGAAATGGCTCTCAAGTTTGATATGCCTTCATCTTGGATTATTGAGTATATACGGGCGCATGGGTGGCGTCACGCTATGGACCCCTTCACCGATGAAGAGGTTCTGAATACTGATGTTGAAGACCTCACAGAATTATTCCTATTTGAGAGGCGCCGCAAAATCGCCGTCGAAGCCCAAAAGCGAGATTGGTTGGCTACACAAAGGGAGGCGAAGAAGTATCGTGAAATCGACGCAACCTTCCTCGCTGATTTCAAGAAGATTATTGCAGAAAAGGACCTAACTCACGGAGTCCCTCATATAGAGATGGAGGACGGCAAACCCTATGCAGTGGTAATTTCCCCTACGGACCTTCATTATGGAAAATATGGGTGGGGCATCGAAACAGGCGAGAGTTATGACTTGGATGAGGCTACAAAGCGACTAAGTGAGAAAACCTCTGCTCTGATTTCCCGTCTGCCTTCTCGACCCGAATTGATAGTGGTTGCGACGGGCTCTGATTGGTTCCATGTTGATAACGAGCAAGGTACTACGACGAAAGGTACTTCACAAGACTTGGCGGGTTCGCCCGCTGAAATATTGATGGGTGGTTGTGAATTGGCGAGGAAGCATATTGAAATGTTACGAGGTATTGCTCCTATCCAAGTGGTGTTTATGAATGGCAATCACGATAGGCATACCGCACTCGCATTAGCACTCTATCTTCATGCGGTCTATGAAAACTGTGATGATGTGGAGGTTATAGTTTCCCCACGCAACAGGCAGTATCTCAGATGGCAAAACAACCTTCTCGGATTTACGCATGGCGATTTCGTGAAGGGTGTTGATTTGCCGCTGGTTATGGCTAATGAAAAGCGTGATGATTGGGGCTCTTCTACAAATCATGTATGGTTCACCGGTCATAAACACCACACGCACATGATAGAGAAGGGTGGTTGTTTCGTTATTCAATTACCTTCCCTATCGGGAACCGACCGATATCATCATAAACACGGCTACTTGAACCGTCCCGGTATCTTCGCCTTCCTATTGGATGCGGAAGAGGGCATAATTGGGAGTTTGTATGCTCCTGTGATTAAGGAGGGCTGAAATGTCCCTCGACATAAATATTGCTATGGAGCGTTCGCGTACTGATGTTTCCTATTTTTACCGATGGCTCGGCTACACATGGGGCGACCACATAGGCGAATGGATGGACCTTTACAGCAATAGGGGAGATGTACAGGTTCATAGGGTATGTGTGATTGCACCACGCGACCACAGCAAATCCACTACTCTACGAATCAAATTACTACACCATGCGCTTTTCGACAAGTGGCGTGATAAACCCTTCACTTGTTGGTTGTTCTCAGCAAGCAAGGATTTGGCCTCGCGCCGTCTTGAGGAAATTAGGGACGACATGAAGCGTCACCCTCAATTATCCCGATATCTCGACCCAAAGCGAGGCAACAAATTGGAATTGCGATTTACTAACGGCGCTTGGATTCGGGCGACCTCGGTTGGGGCCGCAATTCGTGGTGAACACCCAGCCTGTATCGCATTCGATGATGTTCTCGATGATTTGGGGGATATGAACATGAAAACTATCTCTGAATGGTTTCGCAAGAAAATAACTCCTATGTTGAGTCCGGGTACCTCCATTTATGTGATTGGGACCCCTTTGAGTATGATTGACCTTTATCACACGGAGATGTTGGAAAATTCGACTTGGCAATCCGGTACTTGGTCTGCAATTGTGAATTGGGATGAATATAAAAGCGACCCAACAATTTTGCCCCAAGAATTATGGCCGGAATTTAGACCTCTTGATTTCCTCTTAGAACAGAAAGAGGCTATGGGCGAATTGTCTTTCGTGCAGGAGTATCTATGCAGGGTCATTGATGATGACGCCGCCGTTTATCCCCGTAATCTAACTCGGAAGAATTTGGATATGGACTCCATATTGGAAAAGGAAAAGATTCACGAATCGAAATATTCCATTGGATTTGACCCCGCTCATGGTGTGGGTCAAGATTTTTCCGTTATGGTTGTCCTCCGTCAAGACTCAGATGGCTTCATCCACTTCGTCAATATGTGGAGGCGTAATGATTTCCCACCGGATAAGCAGGCCGACATGATTTTGGAGTGGAATACGCGCTACGGTACTCCTGCCTTCGCTGTTGAGTCTGTCGGCTTCCAGCAAATGTATGAAACCCTCCTTCAACAGAAGGGAGGTGTGATAGATTACCGAGAGTCGAAAGTTAGTAACCGCACTCTCAAGCAAGGTCTTCTCAATCGACTTCGTGTGTGGTTTGAGCGTGATTTGGTAATGATGCCATACGGCGACCACGAAACGCGCTCTATGGTCAATACTCTACTTGAAGAGTTAGAAACCCACGCTTGGAAGGAGGGCCTTATCGTGGACTTAGGCAAACACAACGACTGTGTAATGGCGCTGGCTCACGCCATTGACCAATTCACACTCAAACACCCCGATTATCCCGTTGTGATGAAGACCGCAAATAAAGGTGAATGGACGGGAGGTTCAACGAAGATTACACGCAATCCTAAAGGGCTTGCTGGGAAGGCTATTTCTCGGAGGTTGTTAGATTGAGAATCCCGCACCACATGAAGAGATTCAATAAACAGGACCCCTCTATTCGGAGGCA